TTCCCAATTTTTTCATACTTGACTGACACTTCTGACGGTTCTGACACTTGGCATATAAGGAAGTGTCAGCTTTTTGGCCCAAAGTGTCAGTTGATTTTTATACATATTACACCTGTCTGTTGAATCTCCGATAACCGCGCTGCTGCTTGTACGGCCCAAACTTCATGCCCCGGTTAGCCTCCCATCCGGGGGTGCTTGCCAGCACGGCATTGATTTCGCGGGTGTCTGCCTGCTTGATGTCACGGGGGGCACCGTTGAAAAGTTCGCACCAAACCTCGGCGGCACAGATGCGGTCACGGGGAATCGTTGGGATGTCCTGCCCCTTGCAAGCCCCAGCCCAATAGTCGCGGCGCTTGTCCAGCGGCCACTCAAGCCAGTTCGTGGGAACATCACGCTCCACAAAATCGCGGATAAGACCCTCGCGGACGGATGCCTCGCGGTGATCTTCCTGCCGTGCGCGGGCCGCGTCTGCCAGATCGCCGGTCAGGAACAGCGGCTCTCCCATCATCCAGCGCATCTTTGCCTCAGCCCAAATCTGATTGATTTCGTCATCGGTCAGATCCCATGCACGGTGAATCAGTTCGCCTTGTCCCACATCCACGGGCCAGAAACGGCGGTTGCCCGTGGTATCTTGCAGAAAATCACTGACGTTGCAGGTGCCGAAAAAGACGCAGCAGCGGGGCAGTTCTTTCACATTGCGGCCATAGGCGGCGCGGTAGCGGTCATATCGTAGGCTCAAAAACTGCTTGATGCGGGATACATCTGTTTTGCGGAAAGCATCAAGCTCTGCCACTTCGACCAGCCAAACGCCCTGCAAAAGCTCGGATGCCTCTTTTCCCTCGAACGTGCGGATGCTGTCGTTGTACCAGCCCTTGCTCATTCTGTCCAGCAGCGTGGACTTGCCGAGGCCCTGCGGCCCACACAAAATCAACATATTGTCGAATTTGCATCCCGGTTCCATCGCGCGGGCCACAGCACCGACAAACGCCTTGCGGGTGACAGCGCGGGTATAGGGGGAATCGTCAGCACCGAGGTAGTCGATGAATAGGGTGTCCAGCCGGGGAACTCCATCCCACGCCAGACCCTTGATGAAATCCTGCACCTCATTAAATGCGTGTGTAGCCGCATGGATGTCCAGCCCCGCGTCGATGGCGTTGCGCTTGGTGATCTTGTATCCCTTTTCCATGTACCAGTACATTGCGCTGATGTCAGAATCAGCCCATGCCCGCCGCTTGAATTTGTCGGGGTCTTTGTCCCACGGCAGGGGGTACAGCACCTCGCCGCGCCCGCTGAACTCATTCAGCATGAACCGCCCGCACAGGCGGGGGTCATTGTTGAGAATCAGCAGAACATTGTCGATGGTCTGCTTGATTTTGCCGTTTTCATCGCGCTGGATATAGCCCAGCCATGCGTTGGGGTCGGTCTGCTGACCGTCATCTCCGATGACCTCGCCCTGCACAGGCTCGGCGCCGTCACTGTTGCCGGGGGTCTGCTGAGGCCCGTTGCCGGGGATGGGAGCGATAGCGCCAAAATCGGCCTGCAACTGGGCAAATTGCTCTTTGTTGTAGATGGCCTGCACCGCGCTATCCTGCATCGCCATTTCGCACATCGCCTTATAAGACGGGAGCTTGCTGACCGGGGTGTTGCCGGGGGCGCTGTCGTCCTTATCGCCGTACAGGTGCAGGCGAACAAGATCAAAGGCGTTCACAAGCTGCATAGAGCAGGGGTCGGTAGCGTGATGGCTGTACAGGAATTTGCCGTTATCGTAGATGATAGCGCCGCCCGCCGTGCTGCCGCCCGTATAGGTGTACCGCTCCTCGCTGCCCATAATGCACGGGGTATAGATGCCGGGTAGAAACTTGTCCATCGCCGTGCGGATGTCATAGGCGCGGCAGAACGCGCCCACGATGCCGGGCTTTGTCAGCGGGTCACCCTGCTTGAGTGCCATCTTTTGGTAGTTCGGGGCAGCGCCGGGAACCTGCGGCCACTCGACCATGTTGCGCCAGTCTGTGTAAGTTCCCAGCAGGAACGCCACAGATGCCAGCGGCGCATCCTTGCAACGAAACACATAATCCGAATCCACGCAGGCACTCGGCCAGTACATAAGGCGGCTTGCCTGAAATGTGGTAGGGTCGGCCTTATCAATGCCGATCAGCCACGCCAGCCGCCGCGCCAGAGGCTCGTACTCATCGGGGGTAGCAGTGCGGTCAAGAGGGATTACAACGCGCAGGCGGGGCTTATTGGGGCAGTGTTTGCGTGTGGAGTAGATCGCATAGCTGCATCCGATGGCATTCACGCGGCTCACGATCTCATCGGTGCCCCAGCCGGGAATATTATCGAAGTCAAGCGTCACAAGGTCACGCCCGGTCACTGCATTGGCCTTGCGCCGTCCGCCGTTGAGGGAACCGCCCACGAACCCGCCGACATCCTTTAATGCGTCCTGCTGAGGTTTCGGCAGGTGCATATATGCGTCGAGTGTTTCCGTCGAACGGACGGGATTCCGCAGGCGGTCATACAGCTCTGCCACGGTCATCAGCTGAGGTTTCCAGTTGAGATCGTTTCGGGATGCGCCGGTGGTGATGGTAATTTGTCTATCGAATTGCATGACCGTTTTCCTCGCTTTATCGTTATAATGGGGTTTCGCTGTTGGGCTGTTCACGGTTGAACAGCTCGGATGCAACGGATGTCAGGTATCCGGCAATTTCGGAAAGCTCAATGCCCTTGGTTTCCCACCGCATGAGCGTGTACACGGCCTGCCCCGGCTTTTCGGGGTCGATGCCACGGGCGATGCACACCAGATTTTTAGGATTCTGCTTTGCAATGGCCGTCAGCCATGCCGCGATGCCCTTTGTGTAATCGTTGCCGTTCGGGTCGAGGATGACTACGGGATAAACCTCGGTATCCTCTTTTTCATTCGGTGTAGCCATATCTCAGATTTCCTCCTCACTTGTAGATGTCGCCGCTCTGCTTATGCCGCAGGGTGATTCGGCCTACGACCTCAAACCCAGCCAGCCCGCAAATGTACTTGACCGTGTGGATAAGCGCGGCGATGGCATCAAACCGCGCCCGGTATTCACTGGTTGCCGCCGCCTCAATGCCCTGATAGGCGGTAGGGTCAGCATAGCCTTTGTCGTTGTAGTAGGGGTTGTTGCGGGAGTTGAACGCCCGCTCATCGACAGAAAAATCAATCACTATAATTCACCATCCTTTTGCCGCAGGCAGGGCAATATTGGTAGTTCTCAATTTTTGGTGTTCCACCATACAGAACGAAATTTCTTTTGCACGCAGAGCAGCACAAGACAATAGAATCCTTGTAGAAACTATCTTTAATTATCCAATGCGCCGTAGGCCGCAGTGATTCAGGAGCGATAGTGGGCGTATCATCCACCAGTCCTCGCCCATACTCTGCTCCGCTCTTATATGCTTGGTACTCGCTACCTTCATAAGCGCATCCGCTCATATCAGACAGAGGCGGTACTTTATCCGCGTCAATCAGCCGCATGGTTGCTCTCCTCTGCGCTTGCAGCATCGCTCTGTGCGGTGGTTTCGGTTTCGCTCGGTACATTTGTTGTCGTGACTGTTTCGCCCTCAGACGGGGCATTTGCGGGGCTGTCAGCGGGTGCCCAGCCCGTGGCCTGAATCAGCGCGTCATACCGCATCATTTCGTTTACGACCTCGGCCACAGTAGGGGACGGGGCTGCCTTTTCCGGCTCAAAACCGAAATGCTCATTGAGAGCCTGCTTGCGCCAGTATTGGGCCATGTGGATGGCATGGTTTCGATCATCGGCATGACGATATGCGGTGGTTTTCCAGATGCGGGTTTCCTGCTTGGCGAACTCAAGGCGCATTTTCAGGGATGCGATTTCAGATTCAGCGCTCTTTTTGGTGATGTAGTGCTGAATCGTAGCGCAGACAGTACCCAGCACCAGCAGACCGCCCCAAACAATATCAGTGTTCACAGCTCATCCTCCCAATCCTCGGAAATGCCCTCGTCAAAATCTTCATCTGCCGGTTCAATGAACAGACAGTGATGCTCGTCAATCGGGATGGACGCGCCATCGGGGAAAGCCTCGATCTCGCCCGTGGATTGCTCAGAATAGATAACCTCGCCGTCATCGGGGGACATCTTCTTTGCCTCCTCGGCAGATTCGGCATAGGCCATAAAAAAGCCGCTGAACGGTACTTTATACAGACATTTCATTTTCAGTAAACCTCATTTCTTTGCTAAAAATCGTTGCTGAGGGCATCATTACTCAAATCTTCAAGCCTATTGGCGGCAGTTTCAATAAGGCTCGAAAAGGCTGTGATAGGCATACCCATGACGGTGTTACCGATGCGATAGTCATAGCATCCACTTTTCATTTCACGAAGCCTTTGAATAATAACCGTATCAGCATCAAAGCTATAATCGTGGTCATGAGATTCTTCATGCTGTTCACACTCGGATGCAGAACTAAACTCTTTGCCACAAAACTCGCAGACGTACATCGTGTATTTGTTCATTTCTTGTCAGCCTCCTCACTCTGCTGCTGTGTAGCCGTTGCCAGCACATCCTGCAGCCGGGGATGTCTGCCGCAGGATTTGCCCTCAGTGCAGAATTGGTATTTGGGATTGGTTTCACACTGCGGAACCATCATGCCCGCGATTTCAGGGGACAGGGGGGCAATTTCTTTCTTCATCAAATCAAACATATTGCGGATTTCTTGCTGTGCGCGGGAACAAAGCCGTAGGTGACTGGCCTCAATCAGCGCCCGCGCATTTGCAGAAATGTACAGCTCAGTGGGTGCGCCATTGGGCAGAACCATCCGCGCGTCCTCCTTTGCCACGCCGTTCTCAATCAAGCGGTCATAGGCATCCCATGCGTAATCGTAAGCATCGGCAATGATGCCGTCCTGATCTTCATCGGTGGATGCGGGGAACACCGGCTCAGAGCGGCTTTCGTTGCAATACCGCTGACTGCGCACGGAAAAGCTGAAATGCCGATGCCGGGTCAACTGAGCAAGGCAGGCGCGGCTGATACCCTTAACATGGAACGTGAAATAGGCGTGCTCATATACACTTAGATGCCCAGTCTTAGCGCACCCCTTGGCGATTTTGAATTTGACAAAATCGGGCTCACTGTCATAGCACACACTCGCGGCCTGCTCAATGATGTGCATGGGGTTATATACGGTGTTGAAGTAGCAGGCCGTGCCGCACTGATACGGCATCGGGGAGGAATAGGCAATCAGTTCAACATTCATGGCTCGTGGCCTCCTTTTTGATGCAGGCGTTGCCGCCCATGCGGCGGTATGCTGATGCTTTTGCGTTATCAGGTAAGATATTCAGCAAATCACTGTCACCACCCAGCGAAAGAAACTTATCTCGATACCAGTCGGCTTTTGACAATTCCTGCGTTGTGCCGTCTTTCAGCCCGCAGCGGTATAAGTATTTGTAGCGGCTCAACAGGCAAAAATGCTGCACATATTTCGCCCCGAACTTCTCCTCCATTTCGACGATGCACTCTTTCTGACCGGGGCGGTTGTAATGGTGGGGATGATTCACCATCTCTGGCTCGTCATCCTCCCGATCTCTCCCGAATAACGGCTGTGTAGCTGTTCCGAGCGTTGCCACAATAGCTCCCAGCAGGAAGATGGCAGTGATAAACGCCAGAACCAGAGCAATGATAAAAAGACCTATGAGAACCTTTGCAATAGATGTCAGAATAACCATTTTTAACTCCTCCTATGATACAAATAGATCAGGCGGCATAGCCTTATCATCAATGTAGTAATCAGCGCCGATTTTACGCGGGTTGGTGCCGTATGCCCGTTTCAATTCCTCGGTGTTGTCGTTCACTGCGTCAAATTCCAGCCCGTAACAGCGGCAAAACTCCACGGCGCGGGTCAGCAACTCACCCTCCCGGCACGTCCACAGAATGACCTTTGCACCGAGGCGGCGGCGAGATATGAGTTTGTCAATCAGGGACAAATTGGGTGCGCCGATTTCAGGGTAGGCGTTTTCGCAGAGAGTGCCGTCAAAGTCAACGGCGTATGTGGTCGGATGGCTCATTTCAGTTTTTGCTCCTCCATGTATGCCGCCCATTGGCGGTCTTTTTCGGCTTTCATCGCCTTATCCATCGCGGTCATCATGCGGCGCACGACCTCAGCGGCGATTTGCGGCTTTTTAGAACCCTCGGCGATGTCCGGGCTGTCAGCCGTCCAGCGGGCGGTCACGACGACGCTGGGCACCGCCCCGGCGTAGTAGAAACAGGCATCCACTGCGTCACAGTAGAGGTAGGAGCGGATGCGCGGGGTGGCACGGGTACTACCGAGCATCGTCATGCCACGCTCGGCGAGGGTCTGAGGGGTAGAGGTAACGATGCGATCATTGATGTGGGCATCATGCGCCGCCTCGCGCAGACAGCGCTCCCGAATTTCATCGGTAATTTTCAAGTGCATCATAGTGGCACCTCACTGCAACAGCGAATTAAAAAGGCGCTCGGCGGCTGTTCTGCTGGCGCACTCGCGCAGGGCATCGCGTTCATTCATCGCCAGAGCGCCCGCCTGCATCAGCAAATCCATAGCTTTTGCAAGGCGTATATTATAGTAGTTGACACGCATACCGTAGACAATGCGCTGATGGTAGGTGCGCCGACCATGCTCGATCAGGTCACGGATGGCCTTTGCCCCGGCAAACATGGCGACACCCGCCCGCCGATACACGGCCAGTTCACGGGCCATATCGGCTACGACATTGAGGTTTTTCAAATCATCGGCGCTTTCATTGCACCACAAGACATCCTCAACTGCGCCAGTCTTTTCGTTGTAGATGATGGAGTATTTACTGTCCCGAATGTCAATCCTCATGGTAGCTCACCTCCCAGAGCCTTTCGTCGTGTAGCCGTTCGTTCCACCGCCGATGCTTTGCGGCCATCGTCCTGCCGACCTCGGCGGGGTCATTCAGTGCGGCGGGTAAAACGCTGATACACAATTCCACATCCGCGATTTCCTCTTGCAGATTGGCAACACAATCCGCATGGGATTTCGGCGTGGGGTTCTCGTTGCGTATCTTGCGGGCCATCTTGAGCGCGGTCTGCGCCAGTTCAGCCGATTCCTCGGCAAGTTGTTCCAGCAGTGCCGCCGTGCCGATCATTTCCAAAATGTCATCGGGCATCGTCTGTACCTCCCACAATGTCAGCTAGATTGATAATCTCGCCGGGACGCAGATTATTAAAAGCCCCTGTCGGTAGCGGAATGGTGCGCTGTCCCTCGCCCTTAAAATAGCGGTGATTCGGATTAGGTTTCGCCTCAATAGGCCAGACGATAGTTTTTGCAAACGGCATCATGGCCTTTGCGAGCGCGATGTCCTGTGCAGACCAGATTGAGGGTAACTTCCAATTATTAGGTGAACTTTCGCATAAAATGCAAAACCCGCTATCCTCACGGGCAAAGCATCCCTTGCAAACGTCTGTTCCGTTTTCATTACAATATCTGGACAGATAGTCCGCCGCGCGGCGGGCATCAGCAGAATTTGTCATCCGTTCCATGCTTTACTCCTCCTTTGCCATTAGGTCTTTGCCGCACAGCGGGCAGATTTTGCCATCCACTTTGATGCCGCATACGGGGCAGCGCAGGCGCACGTTGGTGTTGATTTCGTGGCTGTCGGCCTCACTGGCCGCGCCCTCAAGGTTTTTCACGGCCTGCGCGTAGTAGCTGTCTTTCAGTTCAACACCCAGCCCACGACGACCCATGAGTACGGCCTGATAGGGCACAGAACCGATACCCGCAAACGGATCAAGCACGATGTCGTCGGGATTCGTCCACAGGTCGATGCACCGCTCGATTACATCCAACTGCAACGGGCAGATGTGCTTTTCGTCCTTTTCATCGCGGGCGCTCTTGCGCTGCAAGGTGTTGGACTGCCGCACATCCATCCAGACCGGTGATGCGTATTTCTGCCACACATCTACCGGGAATGATTCATGGTCGTGGGGGATAGGCTCAGGGTTTTCACCGGGCTTGCGGAATGTCACCACATAATCAGGCAGCCCCTGCCTCGACATCGCAGAATCCTTGCGGATCTGCTTGTGTAGCAAGCCGAGGGCTTTCGTGCGCTGCATCTCCGTGACTGGATTTTTCCAGATGCAGACCTCCGAATGGAAGATGAACCCGTACTCGGTCATCTCGCGGATGATGTCGCCGCGAAAATCCTTGATGCCGATAAAGCCATCACGGGATTTCATGGCAGGCAGATTCATGCAGTGGATGGACACCAGCCGCCCCGGCATGATGACCCGGTACAGCTCCGCCACGAGGTAGCCGAAGTGCTGTGCAAACTCCGCACCATCGCTGCTGTTGCCCATGTCCCGGTCACTGTTGGAGTAGGTATACAGGCTGGCGAAAGGCGGGGAGAAGATGGAGTAGTGGATACTGTTATCGGGGATGCCGCGCAGGGTTTCCACGCAATCCCCCTGATACATTACCCAGCGCTGTGCGCTGTCGATCAACTGGTTAAGCACATTCATGTCTAAATTCCTCCCATGCGGGCAGTGTCATAGTCGTTTGCGGTTCATAGGGCGTTGTTAGGCGGCAGGTGCTTTGCAACTGCTTTTTGACGATCTCGCGGGTCTGTTCGCCCATCGCCGCCCGCATCTTATCGCAATCGGCCTGCTTACGCTCAATATTGGCCTTGACCGCGCCCTCGCGGGCACTGATAACGATGTACACATCCACCGGCTCAGATTGCCCAAAACGCCAGCAGCGCCGCACGGCCTGATAATATTGCTCATAACTGTCGGACAGACCGACAAAAATCATCTTGTGGCAGTTCTGCCAGTTCATGCCGAATCCGGCGATAGAGGGCTTTGTGACAAGCGCCCGGCTAAAACCCATTGAAAAACTAAGCAGGCGAGAGCTTTTCAGCGATGCCTTATCGCTGCCCTTGACCTCTACTGCATCGGGGATGCCGTGCGCCAGTGCTTCACTCTCCGAATTGAGGTCGCACCACACGAGCCACTGCTCGCCGGGGTCGCCATTCACCAGATCAGCCGCCGCTTGGCACCGTTCTGCGAGTGTAGCCCGTCTGGCATCCCGCCGCTGCGTCAGCGTCATGCTCTCGGTAATCGGTGCATCTCCGTCCACGATGACCTCATGCACCCTCAGCGGCGGGAGGTCGTACCCCGGCAGATCGTAGCCGAGGTCTGCGGGGCTGTTCATAACCACAGCCCAACTACCCAGCCATTGCCAGAAAACGTCCTCAGCGTGACCTTTGAGCCGCCATTTCGATGTCTGCCCGCCGTCATGGACAAAGAACATGGACAGCATCTCAGAATACGACATGATACCCAAAAACTCCGCATGATTTCCTAACTCCATGAAGTCATTAGGCGCGGGGGTGGCGGTGCAGGCCAGCCGGAACGGCGTATCCGAGAAAAAGTCGATGATCTGATTGCGCACCTTGCCTGTAAAGGATTTCAGGATGCTGGATTCATCCAGCACTACGGCTGAGAAATGCACCCCGGCGAATTTGTCCAGTTTTTCATAGTTGGTAATGTTCACACCGGGCTGAATATCGTCGGCGGTTTCGCAGAGGGTGACGGGCACTCCGAATTTCAAGCCTTCGCCCACGGTCTGAGGGGAAACGGTAAGCGGCGCCACAATGAGGGCATTTCCACCTGTATGCACACACACCCGATGCGCCCATTCAAGCTGCATCGCGGTCTTGCCAAGGCCGCAATCGGCAAAAATAGCGGCGCGGCCCTTTGCCAGTGCCCACCGCACGATGTCCTTTTGGAAGTCGTACAGTTTGTCGTTGAGATCGTCCACGGTCAGAATGATGCTGTCGGTATGTACTGCCCGCTCCGACTTGTGAACAACGAAATCAGAATAATTTTCCATCCTCTACCTCCGGGAACCATTTCTTCGTAACCGCGATGGGAAACTCCTCAATTTCCGAGGCCCAAACGCATAACTCTTTGCGCCCAGCGTGTAGCTGTGCCCACACATACGGGAAACCGCCGATGCCATCAAACAAACTGCCGAGGGTAGCATCCTCCGGCAGACGGTCAGAGATGCCGCCGAGAACGTAGTACCACTGCGGCAGGGCGATGGAGTTACCCAGTGCTTTATATCGGGGCGTGTCAGCGTCCTTATGGGTCTTGCCCTTGCTGTCCACCCATTCGCCGAGGTCTGTCCACCCATCGGGATAGCCCTGCAGGCGCTCACACTCGGTAGGGGTCAGCCGCCTCACAATCCAGCGGATGATTTTTTCAATCACCGATGGCCCCGTGTTAGTTCCGCCCTTCGCGGTGGCAGCTGTCAGAGTTACAGCCTTATCACCCGTCAGAGTACCGTTATACAGGTCTGCACCTACGGGCTGGGCGATTACTCTACCGAGAGAATCTGCCCTGCCGGGTCCCTTATAATCGCGGGCCAGTAACGCACCTGCTACGGTATCGCCCTGTAATGTGATGGCTGTATAGTCAGTGACGCGGCTGTTGTGGTCGCCGGTCATTGTAGGGGATGTCATGCCGTCGCCGTTGCCCCGCGCATCATAGATAAGTGGCTCGGCCACGGGGTTGATGTAGTTGAGGCTTTGTCCACCGTTGCCTTTTGCTTGCAAGGTTGCGGACAGTTCCTCATTGACAGTCACATTGCGGCAGTCAAGCGCGAATGCAACGGCAGGACGATCAATCGTGTTCAGAGTGTAACAGACATCCTCTTTGACACCGGTGCCGTTTGCACCCGCCGTGTCTGCGCGGTCAATCGTGTTGCCCTGAATACAAAATGTCGGTTCGACAATAGATTCAGCGAATACCGTTTCACACACAGCAGCGGGAGGATGCGCTGTAGCGGCAAGAGGATGGCAGGGGTCGCCGAAATGTGGATTGCTGCCGTTCTGCGGACTGGTAATCTGCGTTGTATCGAACGGCAGAACATCTAATATAGCGATGCCGCCCTGATTCTTTGCGGGGTCAGGTGGTGATGTGTCAAGGGTCTTTGCAATTTCAACCTCGCGGCACCCGCTGTGCGGGTTGCTGGATTTCATGGAATTGGATGCCAAACTGTCAAAACTGTATGCCTTTGGCAGTTCCGCCACAAAAAGCGTCTGGTCTTGCAAGGTGGAGAGGGTGGCGCTCTTTTCGGTCTGCACCAACGCACCCTTGCCGCCGCCCTCACACCCGGAACGGATTTTTAAGGTGTATGCTTTGGCAATATCAGGACAACAGACCCCATGCTCATGACCCTCCTGCAATGTATAGGCAGCATCACCTGCCTGCCCAACGCCAAGACCCGTTCTCTCTCCGAGGGATTTGTGGCGGGTCGCAATTTGGAGGTTTACGGGGATGGCATCTGTGCAATCTGCTGTTCCAGCGCCGTTTTCAACAGCTCCGGCAGTTGCTTGCCCCGGCGTGACGCCCGGCGCAAAATGCCCTCGCAGGCTTTCCGGCTCAAATAGTATTTCTCCGGCACGCCCACCTGTAAGATCGAGGACAAGCGAGATGCGCAAGCGACGTTGGGGAACGCCCCAGTACTGGGCATCCATAGTTCGCCACGCCAGCGAGTAGTGGTCTGCCAGAATTGCCCCGGCGCGGGGCCATTTAATCCCCCCCCGTGCGTCCGTAGGTCTAGGAATAGTAGCGTCGGGGTCGATGACCCGACAGAGGCTTTGCAGGACGGCATGGAAATCTTCTCCTTTGTTTGAACTGAACGCGCCGGGAACATTCTCCCAGACAGCGTATTTGGGGTACGCGCCAAAAGTGGCGTATCTCATTTCGCGGATGATGCGGACGGCCTCGGAGAACAGCCCAGAGCGTTCTCCGGCCATACCGGCCCTTTTCCCGGCGATGGAAAGGTCTTGACACGGCGATCCGAACGTGATGACATCCACGGGCGGGATGGCGTACCTGCTCATTTTGGTAATGTCGCCAAGATGTACCATCGTCAAGCCTCCTCAGTAACAGTGGCAGCGTGTGTAGCCATCAGTGCTTTGCGCTCGGCCATCAAAATCTGCCCCAGCTTATTCAGCCCCTTAGTGCCCTCACTGCGGCAGCGGGTACATCCGCACATACCCCAGTAGTTATCGTTCCATGTGTTGCCCTCGATCAACTCGGCATCGCCGGTGTCGATAAGAGCCTGTGCAAGGGCTGGATTCTGAGAAAATTTCGCATGGATGACATCGGCCATGATGCCGTCACGCTCTTTCTCCCATCCCTTGCGTAGCTTGATTTTGCGCCCGATGGCTTTTGCTACATTGGGCGGGACAGTGCAGAACGCCGCGCGATCAATCGGAACATTGCATTTTGCCGCCTGAAAAGCGGCCTCGGCGCTCCGATAGGTCAGCCCATCAATGGTGATAGGGCAGGCGCAGTAGTTGCTCAAAAAGTGGTATTCGCCGGTAAAGGCGGTGATTTGTACCTTGCTCATTTTCTTTTACGTTTCCTTTCTCGGCTGGTTGCCTTGACCTCAACGCCCGAATCATGGAGCATAGAGCGCATGAACAGATCGCCTAAATCCTCGGTCTGGTATTCCATGTACTTGTCCAGCACCGCCTCGAAATGATTTGCCACGCGCTGAACGGTGCTCGGCGATAAGCCGCATTGGAGCATGGACAGCGCCCAAACGTACTGAGCGCGGGTGCTGATGTCGGCGCGTTCTTTCATAACGGCCTCATGGACGCGCCGCTCCATGACCTTTTTGCCGTTCTGGTCGAGATGAATAAGAGCGTTCATGCGATAATCAGTCCTTTTTGAAGAATTTATCGACCCACCCGTCGGCATTGAGGGGTAGCGCCTGCGCCCACGGGATGGGTTTTGTCATAATTTTTGTGACGGTGTCCAGCATCGTGTCATTGTCAGCCCACGCAGGCGTGTCGATGACGACTTCATCATGGATGTGGAATACGACGTGTAGGCCCTGCGCTTCGAGGTTTTCGATGGCGATTGCCAGACAGTCACGGGCGATGGCCTGCACGATGTTCTCCACCAGCTTGCCGCCGTAGGTTTCCACCCGCTCCCATCGCTTGGTTGTCTGGTTCTGGCCCATATAACTGACCGAGGGATTGCCCCATCGGTTTACGCCGATTTCCGGGGATGGGTAGTACAGTTTGCGCCCGGACGGCAGCAGAATCGTCATGTACCGGGTGCCCGTGATGACATCCAGCTCACAGGCCAGAGTGATGACGGCATCGGTGGTTTCGGAGCGGATAGTCTGTGCGCCGCCGTTGGTGATGACGGTGACGGCGGCAGAATCAACTATGTTCCACAAATCGCGTATCATTGAGTTTGTTTCGCGCCATCTGTCCACAATGCCCTTGACTTCATCATCGGAGAGGTCGTCGAGGTTATGCCCGGTGTCCATGCGGCGCATCGCACTGACACCGCCCTGATAGCCGAGGGCCAGTTCTGCGACTTTGCCGCGCTGGCGCAGAGCGTATTCCGGGTTTCCCTTTTTGATTTTCTCAATGGGCACATGGAACATCTGCGATGCCGACGCCTCATAGATTTTGCCGTGGGTGCGGAAAACTTCAAGCCGCCATTCCTGACCCGCCAGCCACGAGATGACGCGGGCCTCAATGGCCGAGAAGTCGGCATCGATCAGCACATTGCCGGGGGTCGCCACAAAGGCCGTGCGGATAAGCTGCGAAAGCGTATCATTGATACTGCCGTACATCAGCCGCAGGCCGTCGATGTTGCGGTCTTTGACGAGCTGACGCGCCGGGGGTAGGGGGTGGGTATAGGTGCGGGGGAGATTCTGCACCTGCACCAGACGGCCCGCCCAGCGCCCGGTGCGGTTCGCCCCGTAGAATTGGAGCAGGCCACGGACGCGGCCATCATCTGCGATGCAGGTTTCCAGCGCATCATATTTTTTGGTGCTGGTCTTGCCGAGTTCCTGCCGGATTTCGAGCATCCGCTGCACGTTGGCGGGCTGAGGCTGTTTCAGCATCGTGGCGACGGTTTCTTTGGTGACGCTGGTGATCTCGGCATCGCTGTCCATGGCCTCGGTCAGCCATCGGGCCAACTGTTTGATGGAGTTGGGGTTGTCCAGCCCGGAAAGCTGACGGGCCTCGGCCATCAACTGGCTTTTGACCGTAGCGCCGATGACGAGAGCGCCGCTCACCATTTCCATGTCAGCGGCCACGCCCCGCGCGTTCATCGTCAAGTCGGTTTCCCATTGCTTTTGCACAAACGCGGGCACGGGAAACGCCGACAGGCGGCGGTCAATTTCCATTTCGGTTACAACGTCCTGCCCGTTGTACTCCTTGAACAGTTTCCATTTGGCGGGGTCGTGCTTGGGTAGATTGCGGGTGCGGTTCCCGTTGGCATTGGAGGGCTTGCAGGGAACGCAGAAATAGCGGATAAGGGCCTTGCCCGTCGTCAACTTTTTCTTATCTTCAGGCAGGCCCATCGCTCTGCCCGCCGCGTCCAGCGATGCCGGGTAGCCGCAGTAGAGCGCGTGGAGCATCGTATCGCGCCACTGATCGGGGGGTAGCCATCCCAGATACTTGCTGAGGGCAAACCACTCGAAAGCCGCGTTGTAAGCGTGTTTGATGTACAGGGGATTTTTGAGGGCATTTTTCAGCCAAAGGGGGATGACCTGTCCGCTTGCCACGTCGATGACCTCAACGGGCATCCCGTCGAGACTGTACGCGAAAAGCAGGATTTCAAAGGACGGGTCGAGGATGTATCGGTATGACCCCGCCGCACCGATGCTGACCGTGCTGTAAGTCTCAAGGTCGATACTCAGATGGTGTAGCTGTTCACTCATTGCCGTTCTCCTCATATCCGAGTTCAGCCAAAACCGAGCCAATCAGCACGGAGGTGTTGACCCCACGCCCCTCAAGGGTAAAGACGATAGTGGTAAACAGGGGGGTGCCCTGTACCCATTGGATGACCTCGCGGGGTGTCATGGACGTGGCATTGTGAATGGATTCAACGGCATCCTCATCAACGATGTTATTTGCTTTCCAGACGTTGCGGCTTTGCCGCTCAATGTCGCAGACAAGCATCGTCTGAACGGTTTCAGGGCGGCGCAGGAGCATCCGCACAATGTTCATGAGGTGCGAGGTTTCCAGTTCTTTGATGCTTACAGTCGTATCATTATTCGTGCGCCAGACCTTGGCGCTGTCAAATCTGGTTTTCATTTGGGCATTTCCTTTCCTTATTTATAAGGGAATCCGCATAGGCCGCGCCCACAAGGGGCGCGGGGATAATTACGATTTACGGATACGGAAGCAGACGGGCGCGGACAGCCACGTGCCGGAAGCATAGTTGCTGCTCGCACCGCCGGCGGCGCTCACATCGCAGAAGCTGGAGGCGGCGCCGGAGCGCTGAGAAGATGTCCAATAGGCAGTTGAATCACCGCCGTGTTCATCCATCTTCATGCGATGGCGGCGATCTTTGTACCAATCCATCTGCTTGTACAGCCCGTCGTCGCCGAGAACAGCATCCCCGCTGAACAGTTCAGACGCGGCGGGCAGAAATAAGCGCTCAAGGCGGCATACCTTTTTGCCGTCGATGGTGTGCTTGCGCTCAGTATCAACGATGGCCTCGCGCAGTTCATCGGGCATCAGATGATCGATGCGGTCAAGCCATTTTTCGACCTTACCGTAGGTCATGTCGTCACCGAGGCAATCCACAGAATCAAAGCGGATGGCCTTATCGTCGATGTCAGTGACGGCGCACTCAATGTGACGGCCATCCAGCAGGTCAAAGGCCAGTGCATCGCCAATATGCGGGTTGGAAGTGATTTCTTTCAGGGCAGTACCGATGTCAATATCGGTGCAGACGGTTTTACGCAAAGTTGCAAAGCTCATTTGTAGATTCCTTTCCTTTATGTACGGGCTTGAATTTTCTCTTGATTTCTGCCCCGGAGCCGGAGTTGAACCGACATCGCGCGCTTGCTCTGCCATTGAGCTATCCGAGTACATAAGAGGAGGGGCCGCAGCCCCTCCCGGTATAGAAAGAGGTGGATGGTTATTTAATTACCAGTACCCTGCCGAAAAGCGTGGTAGCTGGGTCGAATAGGGCATCACGCACCCTGCAAGGGAGTGTTTCGGTTACATCGGATTCCCGGTAAGCGGATTCACAGCGCCGCCAGTGGGATACATCTGTGTAGCGCCGTTCCATGGTGCCGGATTCGCGGCAGGCGCGGAGTAGGGCGGCTGGTACACGGGCGCAGCCGAAGCGGCAGTCGGCGTAGGGGTTGCCTGCGGCCAGCCCTGCTGCATGGGAGCGGCGGGGGCTACGGCGTTGCCGACACCCGCGAAATCAGCGGCGGCAGATGCACCGCCAGACAGCGGCTCACCGTCACGGGTTTTCATTACGTTGCCCAGCCCACAGCCGACACCGCGCTTGCCTGCGGTGTTAAAGGGGTAGAAGCGGACAGTCACGCGGGCATACATGCCGCTGTAAATGTCCTGCGGGGCCAGTTCTACGTTGATGTTGTCCTGCCCGACGACCTGCGGCTTGTTTTTGGTGCTGGCGGTGATGACCCAGCAGCCGTGACATTCATCGCCAAACGGGATGCCGCTGGGGCGCACACCGTCGCCGTCGTGGATGATGGAATCCAGATTCGGCGGGATAATGCCGCCCCACAGCGTCCCCGCGCCGATCTGAGCCGCCGCCTGAATGGCACTGCGGAAGTCGGCGATAGTGGCGGTGTCGGTCTTAGGAATCAACAGCGTGGCGCTGTACTTGGCATCACCCACGCCGCCCTGCGGCTGACGGGGCTTGTCGAGACTGACATAGGACAGGCGAACTTCGCCGGTCAAACATCTCTGTGCATCGTTGTTATACATGACACATTTCCTTTCTTATTCGGTTTCAGTTGTATTTTCTTCGTCGCTATCATCGAAATAGGCATCGGTGATTTCGGCAAATTCGGAGTAGCGGTGCATGGCATCGAGGATGTCGGTCTGAGCGCGGCAGATAGTAGCGCTGACATCGGCAAGCATTGCCGCACGGCGGGCAGTGTACGGGCGCATCCGTTTCGGAGAAACCATACGCGGGACAGAGTTCAAAATGTCCACGAGTTCGGCAGATACCAAAACGACGCGGGCCGGGGCCGCGATGCTTTCAGGAATGTCCGGGTCATTGGCGATACTGCGAATTTCATCAACGATGCTGATGTCACCGTCCGCATCCTCAGTATCATCGCAGGGTGTAGCTATTTTGGCCTCCTCGCACCCATCGCGGTTTTCGCAGTTCTTGCAGTCATCCTCGTCTTTGGCGAGGGATTCCAGCAGTTCTTTGATTTCGCCATCGGGGGCGCCGCCGACAGCGATAATGCTCACGCCCTCAACTTCGCCGTTGCGAATAGCCTCGCGCAGTTTCGGGTCACGCTCAGCGGCCAGTTTCAAGAGCATTTGGGCCAGAGGGCTATTTTTCTCAACTTTCATTTCTGTACCTCCTCAGAATTGAAAACCCATTGTAATTTGGGGTGACATTTCAACATCTCGATAAAGAAGTCCAGCCGTGTTTTGCGGTCATAGCTGAATTTCAAAGTGTCGTAGGTGCGCTTTTTAAGAGCTTTTTTGTTTGCAAGTTGCTTTTTAGCATCCTGCAATTCGGCATTGGACAGTCGAGTGCCGACAGGGTGCTTTTTGGTGCGGATGACGGTTTGCAGGTCTGATACCTCAGTAGAGATGTTCACATAGGCATCTGCCGCATCCTTGCGATCACACTCGTACTTATTGCGCTGCCGCTCCCAGTAGGCCAGCAGCTTTTTGGCCTTATCCTCGCACTTTTCATCTTTAATGAATTGGGAGAGGATAGCGGGCATCTTATTTTTGGGACAGTCAACCAACAGTGGCAGATATAGCTCCATCTCAAACCAGCCATCGTCCCGATGGTGATAGCTGATTGTGATATGGTCGTAATCGTCAAACATGGGTTAAACCCCTCCAAAATCAGCGGCGGCACTGTTGTACGGTTCGCGCTTGTCAGATTCGTCAACCAACGTCGGCTTACCCATCGGGCGGTCAATCTGGTCAGCCAGCAGATCAGCAAACTTTTTCTTGCCGAGCCGCTTTTCCAGCTCGGACAGGGAAACGGGCTTGCGGTCATAGAGCATAGCCTCGTCATACCCAGCCTTGATGAGCGTCTGGAACGCGGCATCGGTATCGTGGAACGCGCGAACGCTGCGGCCTGCAACGACTTTCCAGCCGGGGATTTCGCCGCCGTCGAGGATGGTCTGCTGGGCATAGGCTTTGAGATCGTCATACCAGCTCACCAAAAACTGGCCGCGCGTCAGCAGCTGACCGATTTCTTCATCGGTCAGTGCTTTTTGCAGGCCCATCGCGCGGCGCGTGATGTTGTCTTTCGGTTCATCGGCGGGGACGCGGCCCATAGGTACACACGCGGCGAAATCTTCCAGCGCCGTGTTGATGTTGGCACGGGCGCGGCATTTTGCCTTACCCCGGCAAAATTTGCAGTGTTCACCGGGAACAAATACGCCGGGGCCGTTGAACGCCTCCACGGCGAGAGGATGGATTTCAGCGCCCCACGCCAACAGGTCATCCACGGTCATCTCATCCTCGGATGGGTCGGCGCTGATTCGGGGCTGAATGATGGTCATGCGCACCTTTTTGATGGTATCACCGTACAAGGGCCGGTACTTTGCAAGGGCACCGAGGGCGTAAAGCCGCATCTGCGGATTGCCCACGGCATCCACACGGACACCCTTGCCGTGTTTATAGTCAAAAATGTTCAGCGTGTCATCGCCGATCATCACGCAATCACAAGTACCGAAACCCTCCGGCACAACATCGGAAAAGTCTACCGGCTGCTCCGTCATAATCGCCGGAGGATTGGTGTAGCCCAGCGCCTTTTCCATAATCCAGTCGCAGTAGACCTTGGCACAGGTCAGCATTTCGGGCTGATAGAGCTTGTTCCGCTGCAGGGGACGCAGCTCCTCAGCCATCGCATCCACATCGCCACGGGTCTTGACGAACAACTCGCAAATGCTGTGCGCCAGCGTACCCTCCTCGGCATAGACGCTCGTACTGGCCGGGAATTGCGCCTCAAACGTGGGCGACGCGGTACAGACCAGATAGCGGTGCGCATTGGATGCGCCGCACTTGGCATGAATTTCAGGGCTTGCCATTTGCTTTCTCCTTTTCTTGCTGTTGATAAAAAGCGTGAAGAACACTTTTCGCCGCGAGAATCCCATCCATATACCCCTCGGCGCGTTTTCCGCGGTGTGGGTTGTTCTGGGCCTTACGAGTTAGCAACGCCTGCATGGCGTCATATTCCCACGCCGTCATCTCAGCACCCTTAAAACTTTGCGCCGAGGGCGGCGAGATCAGCAGCCACATTGGGCAGAAACTCCTTAGGAATCTGCGTGACGGCCTGAACGCCGTATTTTGCGAGGATGCCCTGCAACTGCATAGCAAATGCGGGGTTGCTGTTCATCAGCGGCATAGCGGCGTTGATGATCTGCTCAAGGGTGACGCTACTCTGCTGAGGCTGTGCCGGAGCGACGGGAGCGGGAGCAGGTGCAGCGGTAGGCTGAGGGATGAACTGCTGGGCCACAGGAGCAGCAGGCGGGGTCATCACGGGAGTAGCCGTTGCAACGGGCTGGGGCATCATAGGCGCGGCTACGGAGGCGGCAGGAGCAGGCTGCTGTGCCGGGGCAGCGACGGGGGTCTGCACGGGTGCGGGCTGAGGCATGGCCACAGGCGGCTGTTCAACGGGGGTCGGGGGAGTGACAGGCTCAGACGGGGCAGGAGCAGAAGCCGCAGGTGCGTCCGGGGCAGTTTTGGCAGCAGCTTTCTTGCTGCGGGAGTTTTTTGCCGGAGCGGCGGGGACGTCAGTGCCCTTGCTTTCGATGGCCTCGGCCAGATGGTTGATGGCGGCGCTCAGTTCGGGAGCGTCAACGGTTACTTTCAGTTCGATCATGGTGTGTTACCTCCAAAATTTATTTGACGTGGGCATCGGTGCCCTTGTCGTAATTGAAAACGGGGAGAATGGTAGCGTCGATGATGGCGGCGACAATCAGGAGCGCCCACGACGCGCTGAACATCAATGGGTTGATGGGGAAATCAAAGCAGATACGGAGAAGCGGGTCAAACATGGCGTAGTACATAGCGACCTGAATCACGAAGAAAAGCGATATGCGCCCCGCGAGGTTCACAATCTTATACATGAGCAGACTCCCTCTTTGCTTTCCATGCGTTGTACCGGGCGAGGTTGTCAGGATTTTCGTAGAACGCCTTGCAGGCCGTAAAGAGCGTGTCGCCCAGAACTCGCTTTTCTTTATCTGGAATCCTATCGAAGTCGATTGTGATGCTTTCCATGCTGCACCTCTCATTCCAAAGAGTGATAAATAATCACCCTTTTGCAAAAAAAATATCTTCTCGTTCCTGCGCGGACAGAGACAGCTCGTCGGTCAGGGTGCGAATCTCGCTTGCCTTGAACTCGCTAATGCCGTTCAGCTTGTTATAAAGCCCCTGCTCCGATATGCCGAGCTTTTTTGCAAGATCACGCTTTGAAATTTGCGAACGGGTGATTACCATTTCAAGAAGTAAACCGTTGAACATTTTATCAAACCTCCTCTCTATTCGGGACGTGATTATTTATCACTACACGCATCATAACACTTGGGTGATTATTTGTCAACATCTTTTTTTAAAAAAGTAAAAAAAACTTGATTTTTAGTCACTTATGTAGTAAGATATTATATAAAGAAAACTTTATACATTACGCTATATGGAGGTTTTTATGGATTCCATAGGTGATAGAATTAGGTTGTGCAGGAAGCGTCTCGGCATTTCGCAGGCTGAACTTGCTGAAACAGTCGGATATGGAACGCGCTCAACCATTGCAAAGATTGAAGCGGGCAAAATTGACCCCTATCACAGTAAAATAGTTGCACTTGCCCATGCATTAAAAACCACGCCAGAGTATTTAATCGGGTGGACGACAGATGATTATAATTGGGATGATGACCCAGATAATCGGCTTGACACTATTCCTAATGCGATCCTTAATGAATTGACGGAAAAACATCATGGTAACAGTCGCCTCGTGTGGGAGGATTGGCAGGCGATGGAGCGCGACGCGGCACATGAGGCCACAAAAGGCAAAGCCGTCCCTAAAGGGTTCATCCCGTTACCCGATACAAAGGCCATTCCCGTGATTGGTAATATTGCCTGCGGCACTCCGATTCTGGCACAAGAAAACATAGAACGATATATAGGTGTATCTTCGCTATGGAAAGCCGACTTTGCTTTAGTATGCAAGGGTGATTCGATGTCCCCGACAATTCAAGACGGCGATTTGGTCTGCATCCGCTCTCAGCCTAACGTCGAAAACGGGCAGATAGCGGCGGTGCTGATTGACGATGAAGCAACGCTTAAACATTTTTACCGGCATGATGACACTGTGATTTTACAGCCAGAAAACCCTCGGTTTACGCCGATGACCTACACGAAAGAAGAAATAAACGATTTGCGCATCGAAGGTGTGGCTGTAGGTATCTGTCGGGGCTTGCCAGACTATGGCCCGGAGGGAATTTAACATGATGGCTTTTATTACATTGATTTTGACAATCGGTCTGTATATGCTTTTAGGATTTGCGGCACTCATCATCGCATTTGTCATTGCGTTGCTGTGCGCTCTCGGCTATCACGCGCAAAAGAATAAGGTCAAACAGACCCAGCCATCAAAGAGGGTCTGCCCAATGTGCAGCAGCCCCAAGGTGCGGTTTAAGCATGTAGTGAACGGTACGACGTCGACAGGCGGCGCAACGACCGTCTCGGGCATTAGTCTCGCATCTGGTGATACAAAGATTCATCGCCGTAACATCGCGTACTGCGAGAATTGCGGATACAGCTTTGACTTTACCACGCAGGATGACCTCAATGCCCAATATAATAAACTGAACACAAACGAGGGATGCGCCATTTTGGTGGCGGTCATTCTCGGCGTTATTCTTATAACAATTTGGTTTTACAGCCATTAAACGCAAATTTGAGGCCGTTTTCGTTAAATAAGGGGGTGATAGTTTGAGTTCAGTTGATAAAATCGCCGTCGTTTACGCGCGGTATTCGTCCCACGGTCAGACCGAGCAATCTATCGAGGGGCAGATTGCCGCAGCGCAGAAGTATGCAGAACAGCATGGCTACACAATCATCCATATCTATGCCGATCGGGCAATGACCGGGCGCAACGATGACCGAGAAGAATTTCAAAGGATGCTGTCCGATACCGCAACGCATCAATTCGGGGTTATCCTATTGTGGAAAATTGACCGATTTGGTCGTAACCGCGAAGAAATCGCCTTTAACCGTTACCGCTGTAAAAAGAATGGGGTCAGGGTGGAGCGCGTTGCAGAGGATGTGCCAGACGGCCCAGAGGGCGTTATTCTGGATTCCGTGCTTGAGGGCATGGCAGAATACTACTCGCTTCAACTGGCGCAGAATGTGCGCCGGGGCCAGCGCGAGAGTGCCAAGAAATCCCAAACCGTGGGCGGCTGCAAGATTATCGGGTACAATGTCAATCCCGACACAAAACGATATGAGGTTGACCCCAAAACCGCCCCGTTTGTGACAGAGGTTTTCAAGCGGTACGCCAACGGCGAAACCATCTCGGAAATCGTTGCATGGCTCAACGCGCAGGGGGTCAGAACGACGCGCGGCGGCGAGTTCACCGTCAACAGCCTGCACCGCTTGCTGAAAAATGAGAAGTACACCGGCGTGTACATCTTCCACGACATCCGCAATGAGGGCGGTATGCCTGCACTGATCGACCACGCCACATTCGACAAAGTGCAGGAAATGCTCAAGGTAAACCGCCGCGCCCCGGCGCGGGTATGGTCTAAGACTGAGTATCTGCTGACCGATAAGCTGTTCTGCGGCCACTGTGGCGCGATGATGGTAGGGGAGAGCGGCCACGGGCGCAACGGCACAAAGCACAACTACTATACCTGCTGGAATCGAAAAAAGAAAAAGAGCTGTGACAAAAAGCCGGTGCGGCAAGATGTCATTGAGTCACTGGTGCTGAGGTCAATCGGCAAACTGCTAGAAAATCCGGCTACACTGGAAAACATCGCCGATCAGGTATGGGCTGCCTATGAGCGTAGCGATACATCCGGCGATACCATCAAGGCACTGGATAAGCAGATAGCCGATGTGGATAGGGCGCTCTCCAATGTGATGAAAGCCATCGAAATGGGCATCATCAATGAGATGACAAAAGCCCGCATGGATGAACTGACAGACCAAAAACAAGCCCTCAGTGCAGCCCGCGCTGAGGCGGGACTGGCTGGGGGCTTTAAGCTCACACGGGATATGATTCTGTTTTTCCTACAAGAGATAGCCGCGCTGGATATGGCAGACCGTGATAGCCAAAAGCGGCTGATTAAGACATTTGTCAACGCCATCTATTTGTACGACGATCACTTTGACATTGCATTTAATTATACCGATAATGGTAAGGTGGTCGTGCGGATGCAAGAAATCAACGATGCTGCGTGTGGTGAAGTGTTCGGACGCTGTGCGCAAAGTCCTGCCATTGTACAGACATCCGAACCGCTGATAACGATAGTTGTTAGCTGTTCGGTGTTTGTTTTTTCAGTAAAAATGCCGGAGGCGTAATGCCTCCGGCTTTTCTTATTTTTCCACCTTTAGTCATACCAGCAAGGACAATAGGCTGTACCGCTAAAGCGGTACAAAAATGCATGGCAAAGTTTGTGCAGCTTGCCTATTGAAAGTGTACCGCTAAAGCGGTACAATATAATCGCCGAAAGGCAAACAAGCCACACGAAAAAGGAGAACAGGATCATGGATGAAATCAGAGACGCGATCTACCAGGCAACGGGCGTTTACGTTGATGGCGCAGCCGTTGCGGATGAAATCAGAGAGGCCATCAGCAGCAGCGGTGCAGAGCCTGGCCGCCAGTGGATCACCGGACAGGACGACGCGGCGGCGCGCTGGGAATATTTCGTCGACTATTCCCGCGACGATGAGCTGGACGAAAACGGCGATTTGATCCAGTCCGACGAAACGATCCGGCTGCTTGAAATTTCCATTTTGCCGCGCAGTGCATCCACCAGCTTTGCAAAGGCCGGGCTGCCGCTGGGCAAAGAGTTCTGCGTCTCCCTCGACGTTGAGATTTAAAAGAGGTGCGCCGCATGGGAAAATCCGAAATAAAGGCCGCCCGTGAGCGTGCGGGCTACTCCGTCCGCGTCTTTTCAGAACTCGCCGGGTGCTCCCCCTCAACGCTTCAAGATATTGAAAGCGGCAGAAAAATACCCCGCGCTGACACTCTCCGTAGGATCGCGGACGCTCTGGGCTGCACAATGGACAGCTTGTGGCCCTCTGCAAAAAGTAAAGAATAAGAAAAGCGCTCAAGCCATACAGTTTGAGCGCTTTTCTTATTTCTCTACTTTGACATCTATCCAGCCCAGATGCGCGTGTTTGATAGCGACAGGGAATACTCCGTTCTTTGGGCGGTAGACTTGTGCGCCGGACGGGGACACATAAACGACACTCAAATCCTCCGTCTTATATATCATCGCCTCGCCGCTTTGCCCCACAGCCCGCGTTGTAGCCCGCATTAGGGTACGCAGGTTGTTAGACGATGTGATATGCGCCCCTGCATCATACGGTCCCGGACGAATTGCGCAGTAGGTCATTTGGAAATCACCTCTTTCAATGCTCCGATTTTTTCACCATTCTATAATGTGATATGGCTCAGGGTCGATTGCAGGAATCGCAGTAATCGTTCCGGTTCTGCCGCATTCCTTCATCCAGCGCTTGCCGTGCCAGATTGCTCGGCTCTCTGTTTTGAAGGTCTCGCCACCTCTAACGCCGAGATCATATCCGTTGCTTGCCGCAATATCTGCATCGTCAGGTGTGAACATCCAATCATACATCATCTTTTAGATTTCCTTTCTAGCCCGCCATCGTCAGCGCCGGGCGACTGTTCCCGGTGGACACCCCCTTTTGAAGTGAGGTGTTTCAGCTTCCGCTTTCAGCAGTTCGTGAATCTTTTCAAGTGTTGCAATCTTCATTTTCGGCTCCTTTTCCCCGGATCGCGTCCGGCTCTCGCTTTTGCGGTCTTTATTCTGCTTCGCTGTTTATGTACCCAAACCAGCAGCTTTCGCAGCCGGTGAACTCCCTGCACCCATCATCGTACCTGTCGTTCCACGGCGGGCATCCGAAATTCTTTTCAAAGACTTTTACCATGTTCTTTTTTATATCTTCCGAGGGTTCGCTGAGCTTCATTCCTTTTGTCAATTCTTGAAAGACTGTCATAATGTATCGTTCCTTTCATCTGATTGGCGGGTTGCAACCGCCGTTTCATTCGATGATTTTATTATATAGTATATGCTTGCTATATACAATAGGCAAAGCTGCTAAAGATTCGGGAGAAAATGACAAGCGATGTTGTGCAAAATGTATATAGCAAGCATATACACGCAAGAAAACGCCCACAGGATGCCCTACAGGCGCGATGCAAAGAGAATTATTGATTATCCACGATCAGCATCGTAATGCCGGAATCATCGTAGACATCGTGAATGATACGCTGAACCTTGTCCCAGTCACCGCCAGCAATGCCACATCCGATGCGGGCCGGGACACCCACGATGTCATAATCATTGAATACGGCATAGACCCTCAGCAGGTCGAGCGCCTGCCGCAGATAGTTGTAGGCGGTCAAATCAAACGACCCATCAACTGGGGCGGGGAACTGTGTAAACAGATTACAGATTTTCAGATCCTCGCGCTTTGTGTCCAAAATCTGGATGCTACCCATCCACTCCGTTACGGGGAGCTTTGCGTTGTGGCGGCATTTCTCCACATAGGCATTCTGAGATTCCGGGGTCAGCAACGGCCAGATTGCCGCCGCAATACCACCGCCCATCACTCCGAACGCATTTACTTGATGCGCTACAAGTGTAGCCTTGCAATTTAGTACGTCGCCTTTGCTGTATTTAACCATTTCAGTTGTCCTCCTCGTCATCATCGACCATTTCTACATGATCGATATAAAATTCTTCATCTGGGCCAGCGCAGGACGGGTCATCGGTGTACGCATCCTTTGCCGCCTGCTCATTCTCGGCCCATACGGTGGCCTTGCCATGGTATTCAATGCCGTAATAGGGCATCAGCCATCCTCCTTGCTATATTTATAGTCCCAAAAGCGCCTATCACTGTCAACAAAAAAGTCATCGACTTCCCACCGGGCATCGCAGGCTCGGTAGTTCTCACAGGCGGCAATGCTTGCATCCATAGGGACACTCTTGCCGCGCTTACACCGATTGCCGATTGTCCCGTCTCGCCGCATTACATAGTCAAGCGAACACTGATATAGGACACTGACAACAATGCGACCACCGCAAAGCGGACAGCACTTGATAGCTTTCCCGGTTTTCACTGTGCGACCTCCTCAATGGCCTTGATGGCCTGCTTTGCCGCATATCTGCCGTTGGCGGTGTTCTGCCGCTGCCACGCGCCCTGAGACGGTGCCCAGCGGAAACCCCACTGCTTGACAATATCGCGTATCTCGGCGACGGGCTTATCATCAAAAACCAACTGCACCCGCTCCGGGGTAATGCGCAGAACACCGCCCGTAAAAGTCTGCTCAGAATCGCCCTGCGCCTGCTGCGCGTCCAGCACGGCGAGGCGGGAGCGCAGGCGGCGGATTTCGGCGCCGTTGTTATCCAGTGCCCATCGCGGATATGGCGGCTCAGAACGCCCCGTAGACGCGCTCTGAGAGATCGATGCCGTGAGGCGGGCAACTTCCTTATCCGAAAGTCCCGGACAGCCTACGAGCGCCCCATGCTTGCGCCAGTACGCATTTACAGATTTCATCTTTTCCTGCATGACCTCGCGCTCGGTGAGCTTTGCCTGTACGCGCTCCCGCGCATCAGCATCCATGCCGCTGATGCCGCCGTGACCCACAGCCCGAATCTGGTTAAGGATGCCTTGAATATCCCTCCATTCCCGCATGAGAGTGTCGTCACGGGAGAGTTGCTGCTGTTTCTTACGGACAGGAAAATTAGACCATCCGGCGACCATGACAGACGGGCAAGATGCCCGGTTGCGGTTTGATGCGTTCATGTTGTCAGCCAAGCGGCGGGCATAGCGGTCAAGCAGGTAATCAATCTTCTCCTGCTGGGCCTCGGTCTTGCCTTTCTTGCACTCCTCCGCCAGTGTAGCCGCTCGATTAACCTCTCGGCGGTATTCGCTGGTCGCTGATCCCTCAGCATAATCGCTGAGGCTGTTTGCCTGTTTGGCGCGGCGGGCCGCGCTTTCGTCGATGGGGTAGTATTTCATTGGAAAAACCTCCTTATAAACTGTGTTAGTTTTTTCTTATCAGTAAAGCATTTTTAGGTAGCACTAAAATACAATCATCCATGTGTTCAACAATTCCAGTCGCAAGATGGAGACGACCCTCGGACGTTTTCATGTAAAAGTCGCTATTCTTACCATATTCAAACATATCACCACAGCGTAAATCCTTATAACGCACCTTCCCGCTGTCATCCTCATCAACTACAGTGTTCGTGTTATTCATCGACCTGCTCCTCCTTATTTTTGTTCTCGGTATAACCGGATGTACTGATTGCGGTCAGGATGTCGAAATAGGGAACTTCATCACTGCAAATCCAGATGACGCGGGCCAGCTCCGTGATGAGAACACCACCCTTTGCCATTGTCAGTGCTTTTTCGTACTGGCGGACACTGCCGCAGGTGAACCACTGATATTTGTTGCACAGCTCGTAAATAATGGTTTCGTTGTTAATCATGGTGTTTTCCTCCTTAAACGTCCATAGCGAAGTGATGATATGCCATCCAGCGCCCGTTGCGCTTGAACAACTTGTAGAAAACGGTGAACATTTGACCCGTACAGTCATACGGCGATGGGGCGCAATCCCGATAATAGAGAGCGTTAAATTCGGCATCGGCATCCTCTTTTGTCTTAGCTGCCAAAGCGATAAGCTGCCATCCACTATCGTAGTCAGCTGTGATGACTTTGACACAGCCCTCTGGGCGATGGTAGAATGCTCGCAAATCCCGCTTGACATCGTCCACATAACTGCGGACGGCTTTGCCTTGCGGTAAAGAGCGGAGAGCGTAGAGAACACGCTCGTAAGACCTTGCGTCGTCAATGCTGGATATTTTCATGACTTACCTCCTCAATCTTCATACGGGCACTCAGGCTCGGCGGCGTTCAAATCATGGATGATCTCAAACTTGTTATCGACCCAAATCACGATGCCAGCTTTGGCGTTGGGCATCTTGAGAGCCGTGCCCAGATACATATACTTGGTGCCGTATCCGTAGAGGATTTCGGCCTCGGTATAGGTGAGTTCCACGCGGTAGGTGCCGGAATGTGTGCGGGTCGCTTTCATTTTGATGTCCTCCTGTGCGTTGCCTTGTTTCTTTCGATGATTCTATTATAGTATATGCTTGCTATATACGCAATACTCAAATTCACCAAAGATTCGGGCAAATTAGGAGGGCGGCATTGTGCAAAATGTATATAGCAAGCATATACCTATATGTGGTATTATATTTTAGATAGGAGGTGTACCCCAAAATGGGCGCAAAATACACAGATGCACAGAAAAACGCATCCATGAAGTATCTTGGTGAAAAGACTGACAGCATCCAGATCAGAACCCCCAAAGGCACAAAAGAGCGCTGGCGGGATGCCGCAGCGGCGGCGGGCACATCCCTGAACCGCTATATCATGGACGCGGTAGAGGAAAAAATTGAAAAACACCCCAAATGAAAAAGCCCATCGGCAGACCGTGAAATCTACCGATGGGCTTTTTGCTATCCTGTGACACTCTCGCGCACGCGCGTATGCGCACCTGCAAACATGGGCGTTATGGCGTTTTTGGGTGTATATTATACCATATATTATCTTTTTATATTTTAAGTGTCAGAAGTGTCATATATAGAAATAATAAGATGATATATCGGTAAAAATCCACATGACAAACCCACTGACACACAGCAAAACTATGTCAGCGCGTGTCAGTTGAAAATCTGACAGACTGACACTTTCCGAGGCAAGTGTCAGCAAAAGTGTCATGCGGCATATTTTGCGATACAACGAAAAAAGCGGACATCCCGCAAATAGGATGTCCGCGCAAGTGTCAGTTGGTATGTCGGTCAGCACTCAGGGCTTTTTCTCGCTCTGGGTACCGAAATAGAACGCCACTACCATCGTGGCGATAGTGAGAAACTTATCCGGCTCGATGCTCCCATTGATGGACAGCACAGCCAGCACCGCGATGATAACCAGTGTGATGATGGTTTTCACCTTGAGCAACGCCGCAAGGTTTTTCCAAAAATCATGCACCGGGGAGGTGTTGGTGGTATCCTTGGTAGCGGTAATTTTTTTGTTGTCCATGACTTAGCCCTCCTCAATTTTGATGCACTCATTGTGCATCTTTTTGTAGGCATCAAGGTACATTTCGCCCTTGTCGCCGTTGTAGGTGATCTCGTAGTACATCCCATCGGGGACGGTGGTAGAAATCAGCGCCTTGTGGTTTTGCAAGGTCTTGCACGACCACACAACGAACGTATCCTCGGCGGTCAGCTCGAAGTTGTCGGTGACATCAACATGGCGGTTGAAGTAGTCCACGACGGCAGCAGTGGCCCGCTTGATAAACTCGGCATTGCTCATTTTGATTTATCCTCCTTACTCGGTTTCGATGCGGATGGGCAGCGCCTTGGCCCGTTTATAGAGTTCCGTGCCCGTTCCGTTGCCACCCTGACTGTGGTAGCTGTCGTATAAGTATTTCAGATTGTTCAGATCATCCTCGGTGATGTACCCGCGTTTGATGCACAGGCGGCACATCTGATAGATCCGATCATGCAGCACCGCCAGATTCCCTGTGTGTAGGTCATTAACCGTTTTGCCCATCGCAGTCAACTGCCCCTCCACGGCATCCAGCCGGGGAGTGATTTGCTGAATCTGTGTTTTAAGGGCGCTGATTTCTGCGTTCTGGGCTTCTTCGGGGGCTTTGTGCTTTTTCCATTTCGCCAGCAGAGTGTCCCATGCCTTGTCAATGGCTGTAAATGCCGTAGCTACGGCGACAACGGCTGTCACGACCTGCCACGGGGAAGTAATGACGATGTTCCACGACTGCATCGGATTTACACCTCCACAATGGGGATGCCGTAGGCTACGGCAGCATCGTGTTCAATGCGGCATCCACGATAATCCTGCCAGCCGGGAGCGAACACCACAAAATCAGCGGTGCCCAGCAGCTTGAGGCTTTCGCCCAGATACCACAGCGGCGTTGCGTCAGCCGGGGCATCCTCGAAAAAGGATTCGATGACCTCGATTTCCTCATGGGTTTTCATGTACACATCGGCAATCAGCACCCTGCGCTCTTTGATGATTTCCTCGTCAGCCCTGCCGCGCATCGGCTGAGAAATAAACAGTTTTTTCATAGATTTACCCCCCCCCTTGTTATGCCCACGAGCTCTTGTACAGCCCCGCATCCGTCAGGCCGCGGCTCTGGCACAGCAGGTAAATTGCATCCGCATCTCCTTGGCTCACCGGCCCGATGGTAATCACTTGTAGCTTCCTTTCAGGCTTGTCCGCTGCGGGCAGGGCCTTGACCAGATGGTTCAAATCAACCTCCTCGGTGATGCCCGGCACGCCGCCCTTTGCGGTCTGGATGTACTGGTGGATGTATCGCGGCAGGCTCGTGTCGTAGTTGGCGCGGGCGTCGGCCAGCCAGCCGATGTAATCTTCACACAGATAGGTGTAGTCGATGTTCGCGCCTGCAAAGGCCGTGAAGGTGTAGATGCCTGCCGTAAATCCGTGCGCTTTGGCCTTTTCGCAAAATGCCATTGCGATTGCCGTGCGCTGGTCTTTCGTCAGGTTGTCGGCGCGGCCATCGTGAACGCCGGTCTTGGTTGTGTGTCCCCATTCGCTGTCGAAGAACAAGGGATAGCCTGTCGGGGCAAGGCTTGCGCAGAAATCAGCTTCCTCGCAGGCTTCGTCCACTGTGACCGCCTGTGAGAAGAAGTAAAAGCCGAACAGCTTCCCGCTTGCTTTCGCCCCTGCAAGGTTGGCATCGTACTGCTCGTCCTTCATCAGCTTTCCTGTGCCGTAGCCGCGATAGCCGATGCGGACAATAGCGCGGTAGGGAACTTTTGCCCAGTCAATAGCGCCTTGATGGTGGGACACATCAATCAGCACTTCCTCGCCGCTGGGCTGTGCAGCGTCTGCGGGTTTTTCTACTGCGTGCTCACCCGGGCGGTACGTAAACACCTGGCTGCTTGCCGTGGTAAAGTCGCCGTCCAGCCACACCAGCGGATTCGTGCGGCTGCCGTTCAGAACGACTTCAAAGTGCAGGTGCGCTCCGAACACATTCCCGGTCACGCCAGAATAGCCGATAAGTTCGCCCTCTTTGACCTGCTGACCCAGCTTAACGCAATATCTGCTCAGGTGCGCGTACCGGGTCTGCAGGGGCTTTCCCTCGTAGGGCGCGTGCTTGAGTCTAACCATGTTGCCGTAGCTCTGCATCCCGGTTTTGGTATGGCCGTCCCAGTCCTGCACCTGATCCACGGTGCCGTCCTCGGCAGCGTAGACCGGCTGCGTGCTGGTATTGCCGATCTGGGTGCGCAGGTCGATGGCCCGGTGCATACTGCCGTCGTTGTAAAACCATCCTTGTGTGACGATGTGCTGGGCCAGAGGCCACGCCAGCAGAACCTCACCATTAGACAGCCTCATATCCTCAGCCCTCCTTTACCTGCGTAGCGACCACCTTGGCCATCTCCGCATCAAACTCTTGTGTAGCTGCGGCCAGTTCCGTTTCCAGCGCGTTGATCTTGTCGCGCCATTCCTCGCGCTGCTGGCGGACGGGCTCGTACTCCTCGGCGCTCATAACGCCGTCGGCGTGTTTCAGCGCCTTATAGTCGGTATCGGTCAGCAGGCTTTTAAGGGCGGTGATTTCAGCATTGATGGTGTCGATGCGTTCAAGAGATTTTTCCATTGAATGTGCCTCGCTTTCGATTTTCGTTTTGATTTTATCTTCCACGGCATGATGCCGTAGAGCTTATAGAACAGCAAATCCGTACAGTGAACAGATCGGCGGGCCTGCTTTTTGATAAGCGATCCGCGCCACGACATATAGGACGTGAGAATCTGTTCCATCGTCATAAGCCCCGCCTGCAGAAAGTTGAAAAACTTCTTGATTTTGCGGCGCTCCCGGATGACGCTCTCGCGGCAAGGCTGCTGTAAAACCTTGCCGTTGGGTAACAGGGTGAATTTAGTTTTCAAATAGGTAAAACCACGGCGCAGCTTGACGATTTGCGTCTTTTTGGGGTTCGGGATAATGCCCTTTTCAGCGAACAGCCCAAACAGCAGGCGGCGAAACTCTATCAGCAGTTCTTTCGATTTGTTGATGATGTAGGAATCGTCCATATAGCGGGCGAACCACCGCTGCCGCCATTGATCTTTGATGGCGTGGTCGATACTGTTTGGGTAGGCGATGGCAAAAATCTGGCTGTCCTCCGGGCCGATATACAGACCATTTTCTTTTGTCGGTTGGCCATATTTGATGCGTTCAAGATTCGGCGCGTCAACAAAATTTTTCGCCAGAGCATTGAGCCGCTGATCGAGGATATGGCGGTCAATCACATTACGCTTGAGATTATCCAGATTGATGTTGTCGAAAAAGGCGCGGTAGTCGATGAGCAGGATGTACCCGTCATTGCCGCCTGTTTCGCGGTAGAACTCATGCAGATGCACAGCGCATCGTTTGACTGCAAAGCTGATGCCCTTGCCCTCAAGGCTTGCGCCGTTATCGTATATCAAGTTGCTGGACAGAATCGGCACCAGAGCATTTGTGCAGGCAGACCGGCGTACAACACGCTCAGAGTAGTGCAGGCTGTGGATAGCCCGCTTTTTGCCGCGTTCCACAATCCCAAAATGATAAAACCCTCTGCGGGTGTCACCACCGCGCATGAGGGTTTTGTGGATTTTGATTGAGTTTTTGAAATAACGGGCATTGTATCGGGCAACGCTGGCTTTCCACATAACACCCTTGCGGGCGTTATAGTTGGCATCGACCAGCGAGGATACATCTGCCACCCGGTCAAAATTATCGTACTGTGCTATTCGTGCGCGGTGCTTGGCCTGCCGTGCCGCCTTACGGCGCTGATAGCGGGCCTCGTGCCGCTCTTGTGATGTCATCTCGGAATGTACCTCGCAAAGTGTTATTGTAGGGGCGCTGTTGTGTACTTCTTTGCGATACCAGCCATGAAACCCGGTACTCGGCCATCTGCCGTGTGGCGCACGGTAGTTTAGCCTGTTGTCGCCGTCACGGGCCATGCAAGAAGCGTCCGGCTGATCGCGTCAAGATACCTATTTACCCGCTACTGCGGGAGGGTCGATAACTCCTTCCAATGATGATAAGGCTCGGATTTCGGTCTGCCTGTTGATTAGCCCAGCAAACCTACTTTAATACTGGCCGAGGATTCTCGTTGGAATCAGACGGGCGCGGACAGCCACGTGTTGGAAGCATTGTTGTTGTTCGCATTGCCGTTGTTGTTCACATTGCAGAAGTTGGAGGAGTTGCCGGAGTTAGGGGTAAGTTCCCACCAGTTGTTACGGCTCTTTTATACAGCTATCGACCCGATGGCGGTCAACGGGGATAATGATGATAGTTTATCCCTGCTGCCTGTGCGGCCATCACGCTTGAATCGTTTACAGTGGGCACCATAGGTAGCGCCTTGGGTGTGTAGGTGGCCTGCGGTGGTGTCTGATACCGGGCATCTCCATTCGGTAGGGATGCTTTCGGCTTGAATTTTGCAGTGTCCGGGAATTTCGTATTATGCCGCCAGTCTTTCAACAGCGTTTCCTCACGCTCTAACAGGGTGCCAATGTAAACCAACTGCGCGGGCAGTTCCTTTTGCGGCGCAATGCCCATGTCAAGCCCGGTGTTCAGCCGGGAAAAATGAAACTCATCCATGATGAATTGTAAGCGATCAAACAATGCCTCACAGTCGGCCACGGCCTGCGCCTGCAATTCCTTGCGGCGGTGCAAAAGCTCATGGTCGAGTTTACCGCCGCTGTACGGATAGATGCCGTTCGCGGCGATGATGTGTTCAATCATCGTATTCAGCAGATTCACGGTAGGATAAGCGAGAATGGGTCGCCATTTCTTGGGGATGTACTTTTCCTGCATCACAAAGCCGGAAAGGGCACAGCGCAATTCAGTGGCGTTTTTGTAAAACTCCATTTCGGAGATGCTGCGGAATCGGGATAATACGTTACTCATGGTTCACCTGATGCCGCGCCCACAAGGGGCGCGGGGATATTAGTAGGAGATTTACGAGATTCGGAAGCAGACGGGCGCGGACAGCCACGTGCTGGAAGCAGCGGCGGCGGCCGCATCGCCGCTGGTGGCCACATAGCAGAAGCTGGAGGAGTTGCCGGAGGCAGGGGTAAGCTCCCACCAGGCGTTACGGCCACCACCATCACCGAGGCCCTTGACACGGTTCATGTTGTGGGCAAAGATGGGGTACTGGACATACCCGCCGTTGGAGTATCCGTTGCCGCCCCAAACGGGAGCGCCGCAGACCTCCATCTCGGTAGGCACCCACAGATTGCCGAGGCTTGTCCACGACCAGCCGTTATCGCTGTTCAGTACGCCGCTGGCCGAGTAACGCTCACCCAGCAGGGCGCGTTTGTTGGCGATAACGGCCTTGAGTTCGGCGGGCAAGAAGTAGTACACGCCGCCCTGAGTGTAATCCACCTGCTTAACGGCAGGGTCTTTGCCCGTGCCGTTGGGCACCTGCATCTTGAGGGAGTTCAGGAACGCATACAGATGAGAACACAGCCACGGGTGTTTGTCGCCCTTGCCGGTCACGGTGATGTTGTTCGTGCCAGCGGCGGGGGCCTCATCGAATGTGACGGTAAAGGTGGATGCGTCGTAGGTATAGCCGGTGACCTGATCGCTGCCCACAATGATGTTGTCGATGCTGTCCATCTGTTTCGTCAGCACAAACTCGGTCTTGCTGCCATCGCCGGACAGCTTTTCCACGGGAATCAGACCGTTGTTGAAGTTGGCGAGATTGTACTGGATATAGGTGGGCCACAGGTCTTTGGAAATAAAGTCGATGTGATGGCCGACCTGCTGATCGCCGTACTTGTAGTAGGTGTCGATGCCCGCCACGACAGCCACGATGCGCGTCTTGGCGCTGTTCGTGCAGTTGAACGGGATGTAGTCGCCCACATGGATGCCGTAGAAGTTCCCGGCCTTGATGCGAGCCTGAATCCACTTCCACACACTGGTGTAGCCTTTGATCTCCTCTGCGAACTTCAGGCTCAAATCCATGCCGGGATAGCCGTTGTCGGCATTCATGCCGAGGAAAAATCCCTGATCGCCGGTAGCAGGATCAAGGATGTTGTCGATAAAAACTTTGCTTGCCATAGGTGTTGCACCTCCGCTTAGTAGTTGAATTTCACAGTCGTTTTATCGAACGTGAACGACTTTGCCATCTGGGCGGTTTTGGTCTTGCCGTCCTGCAGGTCGGCTTTGGTAGCCGGGTCAATCCCGGAATCGGACAGGGAGCCGTCAGCGGTCAGCGCGGCGAGGTTTCCCGCCTTGCTGGGTTTGGCCTTAACGGCTACATTGGCCCCGGCCTTGCCGCTGTCCGCGAGGTTGCCGTTGGCATCCAGAGCCGCAAGGTTGCCCGCTTTGCTGGGCTTTTTCTTGTCGGCCTTGCCGCTCAGGTCGATGCTCCCGGCCAGCTTTTTTGCATAGCGTTTAGCGTCCTCACTGAAAATGAGGGCGATGCGCACTACATCAGAAAGTTGCATGATGCCGCCTCCTTACTGGCCGATGAACTGACCCGTTTCACCGGCAATGTAGATTTTGTGCTTGGCATCCTCAGCCAGCACATAAATCAGGCTGAACGGGGCGAAAACCTCGCTCTCGCTCATGCCGATAATGCCCTCGCCGGTGGTGGGCAGATTTTCGGGTTCCGTGTCGGCAATAATCATCGCCTCGACCAACTGCTTGCCGGTCTTAGGGTCAGTGCCTACGGGTTTGGTGTTGACACAACGCATAAAATTGTCCTCCTATGATCTATTTCGACTTTGCAATGTTGAATTGCACAGTACCGTTAGAAAACTGCACCTCCACGCCGCTGACGTAAGCGTGGAGCTGTGCATCGGGTACCTGCCCGGTCTTGCTGTCCAGCCCCGCCACGCCAGCAACACCTCACCGTTTGAGAGTCTCATTGATTTTCATCCTCGTACAGCGGATTTTGAATCTGCTCATTCGTTGCGTTGCCGTCCTGCATCGTTTCAGCGTCCACCGCGTCATAATACGCCTGCGCCAGCGTCTCCACCTCGGCAATGTCCGCCTCATCCAGCAGGCCGTTGTCAAGGTGCGTGTATGCTTTGTCAAGCCAAAACGCAACATCGCGTCCTGCTGCAATCTCTCGCTTGATGCTGCGCAGCGTTAAATCGTGCCGCGCTTTACTTTTAATCGCCATGGTAACTACTCCTTTCATGTTTGCGACGCAACCGCATCTTCCAAATCGGTGATTCGTTTAATTGGGTCTGCGCGCCCAGTAACAGTCGCGCTGTCGGCATCGGTCAGCACGGTATTCACTCCCGCAAGGGCGGGCAACGGCTGTGCGCCTGTCGCGGTGAAGGGGATGGGCTCTGCCAGCTTGTAAGCAATTTGTACTGGCGTGCCAGCGTCGTTCTGGGCGGCAAGGTAGGCTTTCAACGAAGCAACTTCATGTCCCGCTGATATATCGGGTAGCGAGCTAGTCATCATACTGAACATAAAATAGCGCGACGATCCGACTGTCGCAAAGCCAATTCCAGCGTTCCGCCCACCCCACACATCTTGGTTCGGAGTCTCTAAATGGCTACAAATGCCTTTTGAGTTTATAGCATCATAATCATTGATGTCGTATGTATAAAATCCTGTAATAGCAGGGTTGTGAGCGTTGATTCCCCATGAGTTCCATGATTCTGTGCCATTCAGAATTACGAGTTTCTGCGTCTCCTGGCCCTCACTGCTCACCGCGTCCACCTCACCGCCATACACGGCTTCAGGCAGGGTCAGGGTGTTGGTCTGCCCGTTGTATGGTGCGTAGGTGGAGGGAGTAGTGGTGCCTTCAACAACTTCAATTTGGAATTTGAAGTTGTTGAATACTGTGCCTTTTCGCCAGCATTGCAGCATAAAAACAAGCTCGGTTTCTACCAGCGCAGCATCGCTTGCAATATACACATCAAGGTTTGTGCTGTTTGTACCACCACGGAAGAAATGATTATAATCCGTCGTGAACAGCGCATAGGCAAAAGTAATGCCGTCACCGCTTCCTAAAGAGACACTGCCGCCCACCTTTTTGACATACATGGTGTAGGTTTTTCCCGCGACCCAATGCAGCCGACACGTTCCAATCGTGATATTGCCTTTTCCAGCAAGTGTTCCGTTTAACGTGATATTTTTTTTCTGCGTCTACTGCTATTTTAATGTCTGAAGAGGAATCTTCTGTGCTTAAAAACTCAATGACATTCTCCCCGCACCGCTCCACCTTCACGCTTGCACGTCCCGTGATGGGACGGATGTTTTCGGGTGACGGCGTTCCCGTGCCTTCCTGCACCGGCTCCCAGCTGGCTTTTACCCCCAGCGCATATCCTGCCACAGGGTAGCACACAACAGGGTTGCCGCTTTCTTCCAGAGGCGGGCAGAGCATGTCAATGATGTGCTTGCTGCTCCACGGCTTGTCGCCAATGGCGCTGTCATCGGGAGTTATGTTCTTCACCTGCTGTTTCAGTTCGGCCACCGCCGCCGTGTTCGCCACTACGTTCTCCACGCTCTCGGCCAGCGTGTCCGCGCTCTGCTTGGCGTTTGCCTCGGATTTCGCCGCAGCCTCGGCGCTCTTAGCCGCCGCATCCCGGGCAGCCTCCGCGCCCTTCTGGGCGGTCTTGGCATCGTCCCGGACCTTCTCGGCAGCCGCCTGGGCATCCTGCGCACTCTTGGCCGCCGTTTGCGCAGTCCCTTGCGCCTTTACGGCCTCCGCCTTGGCCGCCGCCGTAGCAGTCTGGGCGTCCTGGGCAGCCTTGGCCGCGGTCTCGGCAGCTGCCTTGCTTGCCGCTGCGTCGCTGGCGCTCTGGCCTGCGTCGCTGGCGCTCTGGCCTGCATCATTGGCGGCAGCTGTGGCCGTGTCCGCTGCCTGCTGTGCCGCCGTGGCATTCTCTCCGGCGAAGTAGGCCGCATTGTTGGCCGCTGTCTTGGAATTCTCCGCCGCCAGGGCAGCCCGCGCAGCCTCCGCCGCCAGCGTATCCGCTGCGCTCTTACTGGCCGCCGCGGCAGCAGCCGCATTTTCCGCCGCTTCTTGGGCAGCCTGCGCGGCCTTTGCATACGGCCCGGCCTTGCCAGCATCCGCCGCAGCATTGCTTGCACTCGCCGCCGCTGCATTCTCACTGGCCTTCGCAGCCCTTGCCGCAGCCTGCGCATCTTCGCTGGCCGTCTCTGCGTCCTCTGCGCGCGCATTGGCTCTTTTAGCGGCTTCAAACGCACCGTCCCGGTATTCCTTGGTCTCGGTCACGAA